ATTAAAAGCAAAAATTAAATTCAACAACTGGAAAAAAATATGAGCAACGGGACAAAAGTTGTCAAAAGAAATGGTTCAATCGAACCATTAAATCTTGAAAAGATGCATGTTATGGTAGAACAGGCATGTAAGGGTCTTGCAGGGGTCTCTGCAAGTCAGGTGGAGATTCAGTCAGGAATACAATTTTATGATGGTATAAGCACCGCAGAGATACAGGAGATTCTAGTTAGATCTGCAAGTGATCTGATTGATTTGGATCATCCTAACTATCAATTTGTTGCTGCTCGACTTCTACTTTTTGCACTCAGAAAAAATTTGTTTGGTAGAATACATGAAATACCAACAATAAAGAATCACGTAATTGATTGTGTCAATAAAGGAATATATGACTCAGAAATATTAAATTCTTATTCCGATGAAGAATTTAATAAGTTGCAGGGTTTCATAGACCATGATCGTGATTACTTATTTACTTATGCAGGATTAAGACAAGTTGTGGACAAATATCTAGTTCAGGACAGAAGTTCTGATAAGTTATATGAGACACCTCAGTTCATGTATTTGTTGATTTCCGCAACAATATTTTCTAAATACCCAAAAGATGTTAGACTAGATTACGTCAAGAGATACTACGATGCCATTTCCAAACACAAAATCAACATCCCAACACCAATCATGGCGGGAGTCAGAACACCCCTTCGGCAGTATGCGTCTTGTGTTCTCGTTGATATTGATGACACCTTGGATAGCATTTTTAGTTCTGATATGGCCGTGGGTCGTTATGTTGCACAAAGGGCAGGAATCGGTATCAACGCAGGTCGCATCCGTGGCATCAATGCTAAAATCAGGGACGGAGAAGTTCAACACACAGGGGTTGTACCTTTTCTCAAAAAGTTTGAAGCAACTGTCAGATGCTGCACTCAAAATGGCATTAGAGGTGGATCAGCAACTGTCCACTTCCCAATCTGGCACCAAGAAATAGAAGATATAATTGTTCTCAAAAACAACAAAGGAACTGAAGACAACCGAGTTCGTAAACTTGATTATAGTATTCAGTTAAGTTCATTATTTTATCAGAGATTTATTGATAATGAGAGTATTAGTTTGTTCAGTCCTCACGATGTTCCTGGTCTCTACGATGCTTTTGGCACTCCGTCCTTTGATGATTTATATGTGGAATATGAGTCAAATGAATCTATTCCAAGAAAAACTATTGGAGCACAAGAACTTATCCTTGATCTATTGAAAGAAAGAGCAGAAACTGGTAGAATATATTTAATGAATATTGATCACTGCAATACTCATTCTTCATTTATTGATAAAGTGGAGATGAGTAACTTATGTCAGGAGATCACATTACCAACCAAACCAATTCAACATATCGATGACCAAACTGGTGAAATTGCTCTCTGCATCCTTTCTGCTATTAATGTTGGTAAGATACGTGATCTATCCGATCTCGAAAGTCTCTGTGATCTTAGTGTTAGGTCTCTTGATGAACTTATTGATTTTCAAGGATACCCCGTCAGAGCAGCAGAAATCGCAACTAAGGCACGTAGATCCCTTGGTGTTGGTTTCATCGGTTTAGCACACTATCTTGCGAAGCAGGGGGTCAAATATGAGGATCCGAAGGCGTGGGAATTAGTGCATGATCTTTCTGAAGCATTTCAATATTATCTGATAAAAACAACGGTGGATCTTGCAAAAGAAAAGGGAGCATGTGAATATTCTTCTCGGACTAAATATGCTCAGGGGATACTTCCAATCGACACATATAAAAAAGATGTCGACGAACTCGTACCCAACAACCTTAAGTATGATTGGGAATCTCTAAGGGAACTTGTCAGAGAGCACGGAGTTAGAAACTCAACACTGTCCGCACAAATGCCTTCAGAGAGTAGTTCTGTAGTATCTAATGCAACTAATGGAATTGAACCTCCTAGAGGATACTTGTCCACTAAGAAGTCAAAGAAAGGACCACTTAAACAAATTGTTCCACAGTATGGGACTTTGAAAAATAATTATACCCTCTTGTGGGAAATGCCCAACAACACTGGTTATATAAATATTGTTTCCGTGATGCAAAAGTTTTTTGATCAAGCAATCAGTGGCAACTGGAGTTATAATCCAGAACATTTTCCAGACAAAGAAGTTCCTGTCTCAGCTATGGCACAGGATTGGTTGACAACTTACAAGTATGGTTGGAAGACTAGTTACTATCAAAATACTTATGATATCAAAACAGATGAGGTAGAAGATGATTCTGCTTCACTTGAGAATCTCGTTTCAGAAATTTTAGACACATCGGAGGAAGAGTGTGAATCCTGTTCAATTTAAAATCTCAGAAGGTAAGAAGCCAATGACACAAGTTAAGGGCATGACAGTTTTTAATACCCAAGAGGTAAATACGAAGAAACAACCTATGTTTTTTGGTCAACCATTGGGTGTTCAGAGATATGATAATTTCAAATATCCATCTTTTGAAAACCTTACTAAATCACAATTAGGTTATTTTTGGAGACCAGAAGAGGTATCTTTACAAAAAGATCGTGGAGATTATCAGGCACTTCGTCCAGAACAAAAACATATCTATACTTCAAATTTAAAGTATCAGATTATGCTTGACTCAGTTCAAGGTCGTGCACCAGGTATGGCATTCTTACCATATTGTTCTCTTCCAGAACTTGAGGCATGTATGGAATGTTGGTCTTTTATGGAGATGATACATTCGCGTTCATACACTTATGTGATTAAGAATGTTTATCCAGATCCTTCAGAGGTGTTTGATAAAATTTTAAATGATGATCGTATTCTTGAACGTGCAGCAAGTGTGACAGAATCGTATGATACATTTATAAATTATGCACAGGAATGGGGTCAAGGACACATGTGGGAAGATGGATTTAAAGCATCATCAACAGCAGTTTGGACTCGAAAAGATTTAAAAAGACACTTATACAGGGCAGTTGCCAATGTCAATATACTCGAAGGTATACGTTTTTACGTTAGTTTTGCTTGCAGTTTTGCATTTGGGGAACTCAAACTTATGGAGGGATCTGCTAAGATTATCTCCCTCATCGCCAGAGATGAAAACCAACATCTTGCAATAACTCAAAACATACTTAACTATTGGAGAAAAGGTGATGATCCTGAGATGAAAGAGATCGTGAAAGAGGAAGAGCAGTGGACGTATAAAATGTTTGAAAGATGTGTAAACGAAGAGAAAGTATGGGCAGAATACTTATTTAAAGATGGTAGTATGATAGGTCTAAATGATAAGTTACTTCAACAATATGTTGAATGGATTGCAAATCGTAGAATGAAATCAATTGGATTGAAACCAGTGTATGATATCCCTGCTAGAAATAATCCATTACCATGGACTGAGCATTGGATTAGTTCAAAGGGTTTACAAGTTGCACCACAAGAAACAGAAGTTGAGTCATATATAGTGGGTGGAATCAAACAAGATGTGAAAAAGGACACATTTAGTGGTTTCAAATTATAATACATGATACTATGAATGATAAAGATCTACACGATGAATTAAAGGAGAGGATCAAGGAAGGTCCTGTCCTTTTCACACCCGATGAAGATTGGGTGAATCAGTTGAATGACATTGAGGCAAGTAAAGATGCAATCAGAGATGCTGCTGATAGTTATGATCAAATTATAAATAAACTTGATAATGATGAAAAATCTGAAGAATCCATTTAACTTTGTAAAAAATACACGTCAAAGTTATTCTAGATTTTATCAAAAAACTTTAACTGAAGTCCAAGTGCAAATAGATACTGAAGATCCTGCGTGGATTCCGCTAGATACTTTAGTTGCTATTACAAAAAAGTATGATTCAATATGAAAATCCTTGGATTTATAATGGTAAAGTTTTTGAAAGTGAATCAATTGGGACTTATTACGGATTCGTGTATCTGATTACAGGTAAGTCCACTGGAAGAAGATACATCGGAAGAAAATATTTCTGGCAGAAAAGAAAACCAAGAACAGGATCAAAGAGAAGAGTTACATCCGAAAGTGATTGGAAAAAATATTACGGCAGTTGCCCAGAGTTGAAAGAAGATATAAAACAGTATGGTAAGTTAGATTTCAAAAGAGAGATATTAAGTTTACATGAGACAAAAGGTTTGGTTAATTTTGAGGAGACCAAACAACTATTTCTAAACAATGTATTGAGTGAGTCACTTGACGATGGCAGACCTTTATACTATAATAGTAACATTCTAGGACGCTACATGCGAAAGGACTATGGACGATTTCGATCAAACGTTAAAAACATCTTATGATTGGGCAATGAGTCGTATTCAAGCATTGTGCGAAACTGGTGAACTTCACTCAGTGGAAGATGGTTGTGCGATTCATGATGAGTTTGCAGAATGGTTTTACTCTGAAAGAGAAGATATTGATGTTGTATCACTTGCTTACATAGGAGAAGGAAGTGAATATGTATGATGAAGATCAAATGAAACTTAGACAACAAACTTTAAGTATATTACTTAAAAATTTTGATGACAATGTTGCCATTTATGAATGTGCAGATGAGTGGGTAAAAAAATTTAAAACCACCTCTGGACTTGTAAAATATTACGAAACTTATTTTGCTAAATAAGAGTACGTTATAGTACTTAAAATGGTAGATAAAAAACCTGAAGAGAAACCAAAGACTGAAGAAAAACCAAAAGGTTTAATTGGCAAACTCAAGGAAAGTATCGATGATCGTGAAGAGCAAATGATGATACTTAGCACATTTGTTCGATTAGGTATCTTAATCTGGAGTGGTGCGATCTTAACATTAGCATATGTCGATTTGCCTGAGGCTTTTAAAATGCCAAAACAAGATCTTGATCCGACATTTATAGCTTCAGTTTTTACAGGGGTGCTAGCGACATTTGGCGTTCAAACATCCAAGAAAGGTGGTGTTAGTGGTGGAGGTGGTGTAAGTAAAGGTGATATGGAAAAATTAATTGCAGCAGCATCACAGACCGCACCTGCTCAAACAATCAGAATTGAACAGGCACCAGTGCAGATAGTTCCTAACTCAACTCCTAAAAAATAATTACAAATTTATTATATGATTGAAGATTTATCTGGGAAACTTGAACAAACTAAAAAAATACCACCAAAGAAATCTATTAATTTAGTTAAATGGTTTTCTTTGGGGTTAGGTGGTGTAATTGGGTTATCTCACATTGGGTTAATTGGTATGATAAGTAAAAAAAGTTATCTACCGATAGTAAATCCACCTGTCGGTCCATATACATCGTATGAAGCAGTTGTTAAAGAAGATGGGTATAGTATAAGTTATAAAGCAAATGATCCAAAGACAATGGTGATCACCAAAGATATTAAAAAGAAAGGTGGTTTCTTAGGATTATCAAATGAAACTGAACAAATAGTAGAGGAATATGTGATGGACGGTGCGACCAATCAAGGTGGTTCTGTTTCAAATCATAGATCATGGATGGATCAACCACCAGGTTTAACTAATGATCAAGCAAAACAGATTAGTGATGCTCGAAAAAGTGAAGCCTGTATCAAAGCAATTGGATCCGCAGAGGGTACAGGCAGATTGGTTGGGACAAGTGTTGGTGCTAGTGCTGCTCCTGCTCTTGCCAATGTTCCCTTTGTTGGTTGGGTTGCTGCTGGTTGGGTAGCAATGTTTGGTGGTAATCAAGGTGCTGAAATCGGTGGTAACATGGCACAAGATTTGAATAAAAACTGTTAATGAATATTTGGAAAAAGTATAAGGAAGTCTTACATCAAACGTTTCCACTTCATAATGGTGTAGGTAGTGTTTGGGCAGAATGGCATGCAAAAGATACTTGGTTGACTGCCAAGACATATACTACTCCCTATATAATTAAGAGTAGAGAAGTGGAGATCTGGAATGAAAAGTCTTGCATTTACAACAACATCATCTATCCT